GTGTGGGGTGCGAATGCTATCAGCATTCATGTCTTTGCATACATCGAGCATCTGTGCTTCTAAAACATCCATTTGCTCTTTGAGGTCGTTGTCTTCAGCTTCGAACGTGCGCTTGTTGTCGGCACGCTTGTCTCTGATCTTGATGTATATAGACGTTAGCATTGCTAAGTCCATGGGGGTGACTCTATCCTTGACTTCTTCGTCCATCTAATTCTCCTAATGGTTAAGTGTGTAGCAGTGACAGTTCACATAAAGCAGTGGATTCCAAAACATTAGGAGGCAAATGTAACGGCGCTAACCCGTTACCCATCACTGCTACACAAATCTAATTCTACTCTAACTTTTTACATTGTCAAGAGTTTCCGAAGAAATTTCTTGCTTGTATAAATCAATTACTTTTTGGTGGTTGTTGATGTTGCCCTGAAGCATCGTGTACATCTTAGCCTCGATGGGGCTACCCTTGATGTGTACCACAGTCATGTTGTTGACTTGCCCGGGGCGGTCGATACGTGCGTTGGCTTGTAAGTACGTTTCAACACTTGTGCATGGAGCATACCAAATAATTGTGTTGGCGGCAGTTAGAGTTAACCCGTGTGACGCCGCCTTTGGTTGAATGATTAATACTTTTGGTTCAGGTTGCTCTTGAAACTGCTTGACAATATCTGAGCGTTTATTTACAGGAACCGAGCCGTTAATTACTTCACATGTAATGTTGTGTTTCTGTAAGTGCTTCTCAAGTAATTCAATCGTATGCGTAAACGGAACGAACACAAGCACCTTGTGACTTGACTCTTCAATTACTTCTTGCACCACGTTGAGCCTATTACTCACGTCAAACTCAATGACTTCGTTTGTATCCGTATACACCGCGCCTCCAGCTATTTGCAAGAGTTTGTTAATTTGTACGGCAGCATTAACTGCTGATACTTCTTCGCCAGCAGCCTCAATGAGCATCTGCTTCTTCAGTATGTTGTAGAACTTTAACTGCTGCGGTGTTAATGGTGCATCTCGTTCAACGAACGTAACGGGCGGCAGATCGAGGCAGTCGGCTTTCTCAAACCGAATGGCGGGTTGTAGTGCTTTGTGGACGATTAACTGTGCAGTTGGCTTGGGTATCCACTTGTACATAGTGAGCTTCATCATCACTGTGTCCCTAAACTGACCAAAGAAAGGTGAGACGCCCTTGGGGTTCACAAGCTTTGCCAATCCGTAAGCATCCACAGGCGACTGCGCGGCAGGCGTACCCGTCAACATCCACAAGCCCTTGATAACTTTTGTTAGGTCTCGTAGGTCTTTCCAACGCTCGGTCTGCGCATTCTTATAGGCTGACGCTTCGTCCACTACGATAAGGTCAAACCCACCGGCAATGATTTCTTTCTTAACAATGCCAACGCCATCAAAGTTAATGACAACAAACTCGGCACCAAGACTCACAATCTCTTTGCGCTTACGTGCGGCTCCATAAGCGATTGATACGGTACGGTGAATGGCAAACTTAAACAAGTCGTTCTGCCAAGCCGACTTCATAATCGACAAAGGGCAGATCACTAACACACGCTTCACTAACCCTATGGTCATCAAGTAGTCAACAGCCCAAATGACTGATGCTGTTTTACCTGTACCCTGCTCGTTAAAACAAAACGCTTTGCGGTTTGTTGTTAAGAATTCTGATGTTGTCTTCTGATGTTCAAACGGCGTGAACCCCGGAGGACGAGGCCACGTATACTCTGATAGGTTCATTTTTTCTTACGTTCCTTGGTGCTTACTTCTGATACGACTTTGTGGTTTGAGCCACGTTTGAATGAGCGATTGGCTGATGGGGTTTGGAGTTTGACTCCGTTCCCATTTGTGCCACCTTTAGATAGTGCCTTGATATGAGCAACATCTTTACCTTCGCGGACGTCAGCACGTCCATCTTTGTTTTTGTCTGCATTCTTTTTATCTATACCTTCTCTAGCACGCTGACGCTCTAAACGATCTGGGCTTTCGCCACGTTCAATCTGCTGCTGGTATTCTTTTTTGTAGGGGCGGGGTTTGTTAACGTAGGGCATATTAGTTCCTGTTGTATTCACATTCTCTCACTGAGCAGAACTTGCACAGTGGGCCTTGGATGGGGTTCCACACCCCGTTTTCTAGCGCCGCCTCAATTCTTGCTACGTCTCGGGCGGCGGGTTCTATGTATTTTGGCATCATCTCCGAGTGATGAATAGCCCTCACGAATTCTTTGCTTACCACGAACAACAGGGCTGACTTCACCCTCTGAATCTCCGGAAATTTCGCAAATAATCCACATGCGACAAGATCGAGTTGCTTCACGTCCGCATATCTCGCACTCTTGCTCGTCTTGTAGTCTATGGAGTGTGCCGTTCCCGTAGTCCGATTGATAATCACCAAATCCGCCACCCCATGCCACCACACATTCGGAGCATCGAAGTCGCACGACTCTAAATTCTTCGTCAACCCAAGTTTTACTTCGCATAATTTTTCTCCGGGGATGTCTTTTAAAACATCTAAGGTAGCTTGCATATACGCAAACTGTTCAGGGATCGGCACTCCATCACGAATGTATTCCTCGGCTACAGTATGAGCTGTCTTTCCATACAGTGTTGCCTGTGTGTCGGGTTCAACAATGTCCTTGGCTATCTTGGTGTGGTAGTACTTCTTAGGGCACTGCTGAAATGTTTTCAGGCTACTGAATGACCAAACGATACTCATAACGTGCGAACTCCTCTTTCACCATGTTCAAACCGAGCGCTACGTGCGGCGGCATAGGCATCATAAACCTTTGGGTAGTATGCCTTCACAGTCACGTCGCGTGTCTCAATAATCCAATCGTCACCCGACATGTTCCAGTCTGGGTCTAAGTCTAGTAACTGCGACAACATAGAACCACCTTCTACTTGTACTCCACCGGGTGTAAAGAACGCCCACTTTCTAACCAAGCCTTTGTGGTGCTGAATAATAGGATGGAGGTACACCTTCATTTGTATGGCCTGTGGTATGTCACCAAGCAACAGAAGTCCACGTACCGGTTCATACGCCCCTGTGTTACCCGAACCATCAAAATGCGGTAACGCGCTACCAAAATCTAAAAGATTTGTGTACTTTTGTTCCTCTTTCTGCAAAGCAAACTTATCGCCCTTTACTTCTACATGGATACCGCCATTTGCATCGGGTCGGGGGTGAGGCAGAAAGAAGTCAGGTAGGTAGCGGATGGTTTCGGTTCTGCCATTCGCAAAGATTTCTTTCTCGTAACCCTCGCTCTCATACTCCCACTTTATACCCAAGGTGTCAAAGAACACAGCCCATCGTGCTTCCAACCTTGAGCGAAAGCGATAGCCCTTGTACGTAGTTTCGATTGCTTTAATTTGACTCATTCTTCATCCCATATATCGTTAGGCCAAACTAGCACAGGGGTTTCAATCCCTAGGTAGCCGCCTTCAATGTTGAACTCAATGAACTCCCGCGCTTCCTCGGCATCCATGCCGTCTCGCATCAAGATTTCCCGTATCTTCTCCGCGTCGTAAACCAATACAGATACTTGCGTACTCTCACGCCAAATGCTTGCGGGCCCAATGATCGCTTCGTCATAGCCGTCGTACTTAATCACGTGTTCTTCTCCTTAAGTTTGGCTTCAATGGCGTGGGCAAATTCAATTAAGTCAAGGCTATATGAGTTTGGCACTATGTCTTGAAACTTAAGTATCTCCGCATCCGTCAGCCCCGTCCAAGGACGCTCAATAATGTCATGCCCTGATTGCGCATAGGCTTCGGCTCTCCACATAGCGGCTCGGTTTTTATGGTACTCACAGTGTGGGCAGTCAGTCATCGCTTCATATCCCGTACGTACGCCGCAAAGCTTGCGGCGGTGTCGCCAAATGGCTTCATCTTGTCGAACTCAAGGGCTACTTCTTCAAGTACATCGTTACGCAATGCAACTTCCACAGTCGCACCATCCACTCGGTCATCGTGGCAAGCGCATCCGCGCTTCCAACATCCTCTATCTATTAGTGTCATGGTTTCTCCTTCAATGTAGCTTCTAGCTTATCCAGTGCCTTGTCCCAACTGTCGTAGTCGATGCTGTTGGTAAACGAATTCACCACGGCCTTAGCCGCAGACTCAACACGTTCTAGCCTATCTATACGCGCTCGCATCAGCCGATTCTCAGTTTCCAAATCAGCTATGTTTAAATCCATTTCTCTTTCTTCGTCTGTCATAGGTCGTCTAGTCCTTTCTTTAACATTTCTTCAAGATGTTCGTCGTCTTCTTTGGTTTGGTACATCAACTCTACAAACTGCATCAAGTTGGCAAAGTCACCGCGAATTTCAATTTCGTCAATGTCTTTTTCTTCTTGACCATCTGGGATAAGCCCCGCCATTAACGCAAACGAAACGACGGAACTAAGTCGTACCCTTGAAATTTTCTTAACAATCTCCATAACTTGCTCCTGCTCCTGCTTCGCAGTTAAGTGGTAACTCCATGCCCCAATCCGGGCGTGTACGCATACACATCTCAACGTACTCTTTGGCTGTATCAACTTGTGCAGTCGGCACGATACAGGCGATGGCATCATGCACAGTCATTACCACTCGGTACTTCTTCGCAACCATGAGCATCTGCTCACCGATAACGATACGAGCTAACGCTTGGCATACGTTCTCAATTACCTTACCGCCATATATGCGTGTCGGTATAACTGCTTTGCCCTTCTTGGTGTCGTACACCAGCTCGGACTTCCCTTCCTCATTCTCTATTAGGCGTAGGTTAGGGTAGCGTAGGTAAAGCGTATTAGGTAATAGGATGCCGTCACTACCCTCAATCTTTAAGATACCGCCTCGGCCTAGCGTAGTCTGTTGATTCTGCAATATGGCTTTGAGGGCTGACGCCGCAGACTTCCATAACTCAGTAATCTGCGGATACGTAGTTCGATATGTATCAATAATCCGTTTCGCTTCATCCAATTCGATCGTGACATTGAAGTTCTTAAGTTGCGCTTGGAATTTTGCCGCGCCCATCCCGTACCCGCACCCAAGGATAGTGGTCTTGCCAACAAACCTTTCGTCCTTTGTAATCTGCGAAATCTTCTTGCCATAGATAGCCGTTGCCATGATTTTGTATACATCTTCGCCCCGATCAAATGCGTCAACTAAGTCGTCTTGCCCCGCAAGCCATGCGAGCGTACGGGCTTCAATTTGTGATGAGTCTGAATCAATCATCATGTATCCGTCCGGGGGGATGATTGCATGCTTCAAAGGTGAGTTGCGTTGTAGGTTTTGCAGATTTAACTTGTCGTCACCGCCCCATCGACCCGTGTGTGCCGCATAGTAGCGTAGGGGTACAGGCAATGAGCCACGTTCAGCTATGCCAAGAAACCTAGCTGTCCTTGTCTCTTCTATCGTAGACTTAGTGCCCAATCTCGCTGCCACTAAAGTTTGAACCTGTGGGTTTGGATGCTCAAGCAAAGCCTTAAACTCTTCGTCTGTTTTAGAGAAAGCATAGGTTTGTTTGCCGTTTGCAGGGCTGACTTTCATTGGTGGTACTACGCCATAGCCTTCCAAGATAATGGCAAACTTGACGTTGCTCATCAAATCTTCTTTGTCAAAGTTCTCGAGTAGGTCTTCCTTACGTTGCTTTTCACTAAGCAAATGGTCTTTGATAAGCTCTCTATCTAACTGCAACACAGGGTCGGTGAACATGCGCACAGTCAAATCAATCAGGCGTAGCTCAATAGGAGGGAAGCCAGCAGACATTGCGTTAAACAATTTCCACGTAAGAGTAACGTCGTTCTTGCAGTAGTCGCCATACGAAGCTAACTGTTCAGGGCTGAAGTCCTGACGCCGCATACCTAACGCATTTCCAACATCTGTGCCTTTCTCGCCTATGTCGTAGAAGTTTGACAGCACCGCCAAGCTACCGCCTACGTTAGTACCATGCAAGGCTCTGCCCATGGATAAAGTATCAAGCCAACCTTTGGGGCTGAGTCCGTAGACCCACTTCAAAATCGCTCCGTCGAACGGGGCGTTGTGCGCAAGGGCTAGGGAATT